GTTGAAACCAATATCTTAGAGATAATGATATTTAAAGATTTTTACCGTCAGTTTTTTGAAAAGGAAGAATTCAAACAAACATTTATGACTGGATCAGGTACAATGGAAAGGCTTTTCAACTTCATGAACGTGGAAGACAATCTTACTTTTGTCAACACAGATATTTCGGGATATGATTCGTTCAGAGCTAGGTTCGTTCTTCACGACTGTTTCGAAATCCTTAAAAGTAATTTAAGATTTCTTCCCGGAGAAGAAAACGTTTTTGAGTTTTTAAGAGAGGATTTTATTTTTTCACATTTAGCTCTTCCTAACGGACAGTGTATTAAGAAGATCTCAGGTGTACCATCCGGATCTTTCATGACACTTTTAATTAATACAATGGCTAACTATGTAGTGCAGCATACCGTCTTGCAGTTAATGCAGGTCAACTTTTACTCTACAAGATTACTCGGCGATGACTTCGCTTTTACCATGGCCCCGATCCCAACATGGGAGTTTGATATTTTTTTAGATAAATATGTTAACATTATAGATTCAATGTTCGGTTTTGTCGTGAATCCGGCTAAAGTAGTGATTACTAACATAGTGACGTCAAGAAAATTCATTGGCTACAGCGTAAAACAAGGGAAGCTTTGGCGAGAGGAGGACGAGTGGTTCAAAATGGCTTTATATACAGAACACGGAGTTAAAAACTTGTCTCAGTCGTTCACAAGATTAATGTCCATTTACTTTATTGGCGGTTGTAATGATACTAGATTTAAGAGTTTCGTAGCATACTTTTGCAACGGATTCGACGACGCACTGCGTGAATTAGGTGATGAGGTGTTGACCAAGGAAGCGCTCTATACGGGATCTATGCGCATGTTCAAGTTTGTGCACAATGTGGACATTTCACAACTTGAAAAAATATCGTATACTTCTTTTCGGAATATGATTCACCAAAGGATTTCATATTTTCTGACCTATCAGATGCCACTAGCTGGAATTGGTTAATTATTTAATTTTTCATTATTTTTTTCAATAAATCGGTGTTTTTC